CCTGAGCGTAAAGCTTTACAAGTAGGCCAGTGGATTACGGCAGGCAATAGTGGTTGCAAGTTTAGCCGTGGCATATGGTGCGGTCAGACTAATAGCGGCTCCGACGTGGCCGTATGGTTAGGCAATATTAAAAGCTTACGAGGTGCGGCTAGACAAGCGCATATTCGCACCCTAATAACTTACGCAAACGATAGAAAATAAACCAAAACCAGAGGTAGTAAATTATGTCATATAAAGCATTTAGAATTATGAGTAAGCGTATCGAATTGGCCGTATCAAGTAAGGCAATTACAGCGGCAGAAGGCCTAACTCTCAGTCATCATTTACAGCTATCAGGCCGTGCTAAATATCGTTATGTTTCGGCCCACGACAAGGCCTTAATTGCCAATATAGCCATGCGCGTACGTGTGGCTTAATCAGGACTCACCCGAATACTTTTAACCTTAAAATTAGGAATTATAAAATGCAGATTATTGAGTTTAGGTACAGGCTTTTGGATGCTCGCTTCGATGGGCAAACGGGCCAATGTGAATGGAATGGCAGGAGCCACCAACTAAGCCAGCTTAAGTATAAGAGCGAGCTAGGCGACCGAATTCTTGGCGGTCTTTTAGATGCAATCCGTGAAGAAGTTTATGAAAATCAGCTAATGGCATTAGCTATGCAGGAGCCAACAGAATGAGCCAGAACACACCGAATAAATGGCAGCCTATTGCCTATAAATGCCTCGCAATCTGGGGCCGATACCTTGGCAGTTATGGCAGTTATATATTAATGGAACAGCGCAAAGCGGCAGAAGACGGTGCGCCACTAACAGCCATATATAAAAAGGATGTAAAACGTGACGGTTCAGGCGGTTACTGGGTGTTATTAGAGGACTTGGAAAACGTGACTGTTAGAAACGAAATTATAAACAAGCTCGCAAAATATGCGGCTGCGTATGGAGTACCGAAGTAATGAATAATGTTAGTAGATTACCCGAACCAACAGCAACAATTAATCTCACCTCGACCATGCTAGACAAAAGCATAATTGATGCTAATGCCACTGTACGCAGATTTGCATTTTCTAATGGAGTGGACTTTGCCAAGTTAGAAAAGGGCGGCTCAAACGGGGTCGTTATAGAGGCCCGTCATTTTGATGGGCAAGAGTGCAAGATTAAGTTTTATCTGACCAAGAGGGGCGACAGGCGCGTGTCTATCAGCAAGCTAAAGACCATTGCAGGGCATGGCGACACGGTAGCAATAACCGTGCTTGATGGGGTCGTAGTTATTAACCTGACTAAGGTCGATGAAAACTCTTTTAATACTTTTATGGAGGCAGGCAAGCTTTAATTTTATCAGGTGGTTTTCTTTGAAAGTGTTTAGTTTTTTTGCGAATAAAAGAGAGCCACCGAATAAGATTAGGTATTAACCAGCATGGAGGTAGTGAAATTATAGCGGTACAATGCGTATTTTTTTTCAGACAGTAACAGAACAGGAACTATTGAAATGACAATTTTAGAAAACGCAGGAAAATTCAGATGTCGAAAGCTGGCGTGGATGCGAGAGGAATGGCCTTGGTTTATCCTTTTTATTGATGCGTATAAAATTCTAAGGCCGAAATTGGCTAGGTCAGATGTCTTTGGGTATAAGCACCTTGAATTCACCAACACAATAATTAGTACCATCTTCCCAATTTTTGGGATAGACAATATTGAGAAAAGAATAAATGCGGAATTTTAAGAAGCGAGTATTTAGTATCACGATTAGCGACATCCTTGAATTTGAGGCTTGTCTTAGCAGTTACTTATATATTAAGGTAGGCCAGTGGGACTACATCGTTAAACTTGGAGGGCATAAGTCAATTGACTTTGACTAGAGCCATAAGGATTTAAAATGAAATTGACACAGAACGAGGCGTTAAAAGGATTAGCTTCTACACTCGATATGTTTGCAGAAATGGGGGACATGACATCTGCACAATTAAGAGTATTTTTATTTGTTGCGAGGCGAGGCCGAGTGACAGGGCAGGACATCATAAAAGAATTGGGACTGAGCAAGGCTAATGCAAGCCGCACTCTGACCATCTTAAGTGATGATGTGATACCTAAGCGCAAGGCCGAAACCTACGCTTTACTCACATATGAAATTGATGTTTTCGACAAACGCTACCGCTATGCAGTATTGACTGAGAAAGGTCAGGCAGTGGCAAAGTCTTTAGCATCTAACTTTTAAAAGGAGGTAAGAATGGCTATTTATAAAACGGCTACTGGCTGGTCTATAAAAGTTATGAAAGACGGGTTCAGGTTCAGCGACTTTGTCAAAGGACTTGAGCATTATAAGGATGCCGAGGCGATAGAATTATCAGCTAAGGCAGACATGGCTAGAGGTCTTAGACCTTCTGGTGGTCAACTCAAACATGGAACCACTTTGACATTGCAATATGCATTTGACGAGGTCTGGGACATGTCGTGGGCCAAGCAATCAAAGGGGTATCAGGACAAGGTCATTCAGTATTGGAATAGCCTGTCAGGGTACTTCATTGACCAGCGTAAAATGCACAGGCTTGAGGCTCTGGATACCAAGGCAATTGATGATTACATTAAGGTGCTTAGGGCGAAAGGAAACAAGCCAAAGACAATCAATAATAAATTGAATTGCCTTAGCTCAATGCTGACACTAATGACAGAGCGACAGTTGCTTAAGGCCGTGCCAGTTATTCACTGGGAACAGGTTAAGAACAACAGCCGACCAAGGTACTTTAGTGCTGAAGAAGAAGAGCAAATCCTGGGCCTTGCTGGTGACATGCACTTCCACTCTAAGTGGCTCAATGAACTGCTAGAGGACTTCATTATCTTACTGGCAGATACAGGCATGAGGCCGTGGTCTGAAGCTAAAGCAATCAAGCCTAGCTTTGTTGTTCGCAACAGCCTTGGTGAGCGTGTCATTAGACTGCCTGTAGAGGTCACTAAGACAGATGCAGAGCGTGAGCTACCCTTGACACCAAGAGTTGCAAAGATGCTCGACAAGCGTATGCCAGAGCTAAAGAGGGACGCTTTAATCTTTGAGAAGCTTGACTATAAATGGCACTGCGTAGAGTTCTGGGACAACCTCGTAAGGCCTGTAATGGGATGGGGCAAGAGTGAGGTCTGGTATTGTTTTAGACACACCTATGCGACACGGTTATGTGAGTATTACGGGAACCTAAAAACGGTTCAGGATTTGATGGGTCACTCCTGTATAACTCAGACAGCCAAGTATGCTAAGTCCACAGACAAGGCACGTAGTGACGCAGTCAAGGCACTTGAAGTAGGCCGACTACTGGCACTTGAAGTAGGCCAAACGAGTCTCCACAGCAGAGACAAAAGCGGAGGTAAAGAAGGTAAAGAGCAGGGCCAAACAGTTACTCCAAACGAAGTAACACACTGAATTCATTAGGTTAAGTCATTCGCCCATCGAGCAGATAACGGTTCGAATCCTCTCGGGCGCGCCATTTTCCCTGTTCTGGGGAGTGCTGGTGGCAATGACACCTAATGAATTCAAACGTAAGCCACAGGCTGTTCTTAAGCTTGTGGCTTTCTTTCGCCCCAAACGTCTACAATTTGAGACAGACTAAACATTGTATAAGCGAGGACAATAAGTAGGACAAAAGTAATATTAGATTAAACTTAATATCAACTGTAGCACTATAGCCCAACGGGATATAAGACCAAGGGATAGCTACGCCCATAACGTCTCAGAATTGAGACAGACTGCAAACCAATGGAGAGTCAAATGACTAACTCAGCGATAACGACCACTACTGATAACCTAGACAAGATGTTCCCAATCCAAGAACAGATTGAACAAAGCATGAGACAGATGGGAGTTGAGAAAGCTCGTATCAAAGACGTTAAACAGAAGCAGAGAGGCAATGAGTCTGACTCTGAGTATGGTCAGAAAATGATGGTGCATGGACTAGCTAGGTTCGCTCAAGGTATATCGGACTATTTAGAAAAGGACGATAACAAGGGTGGTCATGCAGCAGGGACAAGAAAGCTTTTGAAGGGTGGGGAGGTGGACGTTATCGCATACTTATTTATGAAAAGTATTATTAACTCTATCAGTAACAAAACCATGACTCTGCAACATGCAGCTATCACTGCTGCAATGAGTGTCCAAGATGAATATATGCTTGAAGGTTTACGCAAACAGAACAAGTCTTTGACCAAGCGATTGATAGACTCAGCTAATAAAAGAACTGGCTATCACAAGATGAGAACCATCACCAAAGCTATGACTGACGAAGCAGCTAAGGGAACCATCGAAGCTTGGGATGCTTGGCCTAAAAAGAAGGTTCTTAAGGTAGGCGAAAAGCTTATCTCTATCCTCATGGAGACTGTTGGACTTGTCCAGATAGTGACGGAGTCACGGGGTAAGAACAACACCATTAAACGTCTAGTCGCTACCGATGATACGATGGATTGGATTAGCCAGAGGACTAACAAACTTGGACTTACTTCACCTACCTATAAACCTCTTGTTGTCCAGCCAAGAGATTGGAATTACGACAACCTTGAGAACGGTATTTACTACACCTATAACTGTCGCCCTGTTAAGTTCGTAAAGACTACAAACAGGAACTACTTTGATGAACTTAGGAACACAGACATTGATGTAGTCCTACACGCAGTCAACCAAATGCAGTCAACAGCGTGGTCTATTAACAAGCCTATACTTGACCTTATTATTTCCCTTTGGGATTTGAATGGGGATTGGTGTCCGTCTATCCCTGCCAAGTATAAAGAGGTAGAACCTGACAAGCTTGAGGACTACGATAATTCTACTATTGAGCAACGTGCTGCTTACATACAGGAGGCGAACCGAGTGCGTGTTGCGAACCGTGAGAACCGAGCAAAGCGCATTGCCTTTACTTCGATGCTAGACATAGCTGAAGAGTTTGTTGAGTATCCTGAGTTCTATCTAGGCTACAACCTAGACTTCCGTGGACGCATCTATGCAGTGTCCTCATTCAATGGCATGGGGCCAGATGAAATGAAAGCTACAATGCAATTTGCTAAGGGCAAACGTCTTGGAGAATCTGGCGCACGTTACCTGTCAATCCACCTAGCTAACCTTGGCGACTTTGAAAAGGTATCTAAGAAAACCTTTGATGAACGTGTGCAATGGTGTGCAGATAACGAGGGCTTCATTCGTGCCGTTGCAGCTAACCCGATTGACAACCGTGGCTGGTGTGACGCAGACAAACCGTTGCAGTTCGTAGCGTGTTGCATGGACTATGTAGGCTACTTAGATAATGGGGTTGACCATGTGTCAAAAACAGTAACCTCCTTAGATGGAAGTTGTTCGGGCTTGCAACATCTGAGCATGGCAATGCGCTGTTCAAGCACTGCTAAGAACGTCAACATCCTGCCTAGCGATAGTCCTAATGACATCTACCAACTGGTAGCTGACAAGGTAGTGAAGCGTCTTGTCGAGGACTCTGTGCAACCTGACGGGCACTGGGGTGAACCCGTTCTTAATAACATGGGCAAGCCTGTTCCTAACTATACTGAGTTAGCACTAGAGTGGCTCAAGTTTGGGTTCAGCAGAAGTGCCGCGAAACGTAGCTGCATGACATATTCGTATGGCTCAAAACAATACGGGTTCCGCGAACAAATCATAGCTGACCTGATGCGCCCATTAAAAAGGGAATGCTCACGGACAGGGCAGGATTTTCCATTCTCATATGATGATGGGTTTCGTGCCTCAAGTTATATAGCTCGGTTACTTTGGGAAGCAGTGGTTGATTCGGTTAAGCGTCCAGCTAAACTTATGGATTGGCTCACGGCTTCTGCCTCAATGGTTGCTAAGACCAAGTACACGATGCCTGATGGTAGCGACCAGACACTGCCTGTGCGGTGGACTACGCCTCTTGGTTTCCCAGTGTTACAGTCATACTACAACGTGACTAAGCACCGTGTACGGAGCCACATGGGTGGGGCATTAATCTACCTCACTCTGACCGAGGAGACTGACCAAATTTGTAGCCGCAAATCTGCTCAAGGATGCGCCCCGAATTTTGTTCACTCACTGGACGCAGCGCACCTACAGCTATCCGTAGCTAGAATGGCTGAGGCTTCTGACAATGAAACTTCGTTCTCTCTTATACATGATTCTTTCGGCTGCCATGCAGCAGATTTGCAGCAGTTTGCTATGACCATAAAGCACAGCATGGTGGAGATTTATGACAATGAGGACATAGTTCATTCACTGTATCTTGAGATGCAGAGCCAGCTACTACCTGAAGACCGTGAGAATCTTGAAGTCCCTCCACCTAAAGGCGAGTTGGATTATCTTGACACCTTATTAAGTCTGTATTCTTTCGCCTAATAGTCCTTAATTTAAGACTGTCTGTTGTTTGATTGAGCAAGTGTAGCACTATAGCACGACCAACCGATTGCCCACCCAGAGTGGGCTTTCTTTTATCTGGAGAAAATATGGACATGACAATAGAGCAGGCCTTTGCCGCAGCACTTATAGCTAATGGTGAGGCATTGCCTCTGGACTTAATAGTGAAGCTGGATAACCAAGGTGTGATTCTAAAAGAGTTCATTGCTCTCCACTCCTTAAACAAATAAGCGTGAATACGCAACCTAACAACTAGGATTAATATGACCGAAAAATCTAAAAAGCAATTACCCGTTTACTTTACACCGAAGGGCCGCACCCTGTGGCTTAAGTGCTTTAAAGCTGACACAAAGTTCTCAATTGATGGGGAGTTTGGTGGCAAGTTAATCATTGATAACTCAGATGCCACTGACCTGATGGCACAGTTAGACGCAATGTTTGAAGCATCAATCGAAGCGGCTGTCGTAGAGACAGGTAAACCACGGGACAAGATTCGTACCAACGAACCTTATGAAGTTGACCAAGAAACTGGTGATGTAACTTTGAAGTTCAAACTAAAAGCTATCGTCACTACTAAAGATGGCAGTAGGTTTGGACAGAAACCATTAGTAGTAGATGCTTCAGGTAAGACACCTATCACCCAAGAGATTCCACTTTGGAATGACTCATTGGTTCGTGTTGGCTACCAAGTAATCCCTTACTACACCTCTTTAGCTGGTGCTGGACTTTCTTTACGTATGAAGTCCGTGCAAATCATCAACGCTGTTGCTGGAACTAATGAATCAGCATCTGGATTTGATGCAGAAGAAGGTTACCAATTCGATGAGTCTTCTGTACCTGAAACAATAGGTATGCAGAAAGAAGAAGAGGACGACTTTGACGATGTACCGTTCTAAAGACGTGGGTCTGAAGTACGGGTTTAGAAGTGGACTTGAAGTACGTGTTGCTGATGAGCTTAAGGCTCTCGGCATTGCGTACACGTATGAAGAGGACAAGATTTCTTACGTCAAGCCGTCTCGAAACTCTACGTACACACCCGACTTCAGAATAGGAAACATTTATATCGAAACCAAGGGACGCTTCATGGTCGCTGACCGACAGAAGCACATCCTTATTAAAGAACAACACGACTTGGACATTCGATTCGTGTTCTCAAATCCAAAGCAGAAAATATCCAAAGGCTCTCCTACTACATATGCAATGTGGTGTGAGAAGCATGGGTTTCTGTACGCAAAGGAGTCAATACCAAAAGCATGGCTAATCGAAGCTCAACAGAGCTAATAGTAATCCATTGCACTGCCACCCGACCTTCAATGAATATCGGTAGGACGGAGGTCGATGCATGGCATAGGCATAGAGGCTTTTTTGGGGTGGGTTACCATTACATTATCCGAAGGGATGGTGAACTGGAAACTGGTAGGCCTGAAGAAGTTGCTGGCGCACATGCCCGTGGGTTCAATCACAATTCTGTATCCATAGCACTGGTCGGTGGAGTAACAGAAGACGATGTTAAGGTGGCTGAAAACAATTTCACCCCTGAACAATTTACTGCGTTAGCGCAGATAGTAAAAGGTATGCAGCACAAGTATCCAGCCGCCCAGGTTTTAGGTCACCGTGACTTAGAAGGTGTCACAAAAGAATGCCCTGCATTTGATGTGAAAGAGTGGCTAGAAAAGCAAGTGTAGCACTATAGCTCGACCAACCAAAAGGCCACATCCCCGTGGTCTTTTTCATTTTTATGAACGCAATATCTGCGAGGAAATTAATATGTCACAAAGTAAAACAGTCCTTAAGCACCTCACTAGCAACCGTAAGATTACCAGCATCGAAGCCATTGGCTTGTATGGAATCACACGTCTGTCTGCTGTTGTCCACTCCCTTAACAAGCAAGGCTATCAGGTCAATACCACTATGAAGAATGGTGTTAAGGCTTCATACGCTGAATACTCTTTAGCGAAATAGCCATGAGAGAAATAGACGATAGCCCCATGACGGGGCGCGAACCCTGCCCTGACTGTGGTTCGTCTGATGCTCTAGCCCGATTCGCTTCGGGCAGAGCGCACTGCTTTGGAATGGATTGTGGTCGCAACGAATGGCCCGATGATTCATCTACCTACAAACCACCAGCAAGGACTCGTATGGCTATTGATATGTTAGAAGGTGAGGTGCGTCCCTTACGTAATCGCGGTATTAGTGAAGCGACTGCCAAGCACTTCGGCTACAAAGTCGGCAGCTACCGTGGACAACCAGTTCACATCTGCCCACTGCATGACCTTGATGGTAAGTTGGTAGCTCAACAGTTACGGACTCAAGATAAAGAGTTCCCTATCGTTGGTGACTTCAGTAAGACTCCGATGTTTGGTACTAAAATATATAGCAAAGGTAAGAAGCTAATAATCACAGAAGGTGCGCTCGATGCTATGGCATTAAGCCAAGTACAAGACAACAAATACCCTGTGATTTCTTTGCCCAACGGGGCCGCAGGAGCATCGAAAGCAATCAAAGCTAACCTTCCATACTTCGCTAAGTTTGACGAAGTTATCCTTATGTTTGATGCTGATGAGGCAGGCGAGAAAGCTGCTAAGGCTTGCGCTCCACTGTTCCCTGCTGGTAAGTGTCTAATCGGAAACATCAACGGCTTCAAGGATGCTAACGAAGCCTTACTTAATGGTGGCTCACGTCAGATGTTAGACGCAGTTTGGAATGCCAAGGTGTTTAGACCTGATGGCATTGTGTCTCTGGCTGACATACGTGAAGAGTTAGATGCACCCGTAGAATGGGGGTTACCTTGGTATCTGGATAGCGTTAACAAGGCTACCTATGGACGCAGGAAAGGTGAGCTATACGCTGTCGGTGCTGGCACTGGTGTAGGCAAGACAGACTTTCTTACGCAGCAAATTGTCCACGATATGTTTGAGCTTGAGCAGACTGTAGGCGTGTTCTTCTTAGAGCAGAAGCCTAAAGAAACTGCGGTACTACTAGCAGGCAAACGTGCAGGCAAGATGTTCCATGTGCCTGACGGTGCTTGGACTGCTGAAGAACGTAAGACTGCACTGGATGAAATCACAGCCCATGACCGCATTCGTTTATACGATAGCTTCGGGGTGTGCGAGTGGGACACTGTCAAGGCAAACATTGAGTACATGCATCATGCAGATGGGATAGAAATATTCTACATAGACCACCTCACTGCCCTAGCTACAGGCCAAGGCACTGACGAGCGAGTCGAGCTTGAGCGTGTCACTGCTGCTATTGCTATGTTAGCTAAACGTCTGAACGTCATTATCACAATGGTCAGTCACCTTGCTACCCCAGAGGGTAAGCCTCACGAAGAGGGTGGTCGAGTAACGATACGCCACTTCAAGGGCAGTCGTGCCATTGGTTTCTGGTGTCACTTTATGTTTGGACTAGAGCGTAATCAGCAAGCTGAAGACCTAGTCGAAAGACAGACCACCACCTTCCGTATCCTTAAAGACCGATACACAGGTCAGTCTACTGGCATGACTATTCCACTTAACTACAACCATGAAACTGGAAAGCTATACCAAGCCAATCCTTTTGCTGTCACTCCTGCTTTAGCTGTAGGTTTTGACACACCCTTCTAATGGAGAACACCATGCGCTTAGTCGTAGACATTGAAACGAATGGCTTCCTAGATAAGTTAGATACTATCCACTGCATAGTTGCTTGTGACATAGATACTAAAACTATCTACAGGTTTGACCCTGCTCAGATTGATGAGGGCGTTGCTCTGCTGCAACAAGCAGATGAGTTAATAGCTCACAACGGAATCACCTTTGATGTCCCTGCTATACAGAAACTCTACCCTGAGTTTGCACCTAAGAAAGTGACGGACACCTTAGTCTGCTCACGTCTTATATGGTCTAACCTGTTAGCTTTGGATTGGGCATTCGTTCCTATGTCTCTGCCTACTAAACGCTATGGCTCACATGCATTAGAAGCTTGGGGTCACAGGCTCGGTGAAGCTAAAGGAGACTACGGGAAGCAAGAGGCAGCGTGGGATGTTTACTCAGAAGCCATGATGGAATACTGCGTACAAGATGTGCGCGTCACTGTGCTGTTGCATAAGAAAATTACAGATGCACGTTACAGTCCCAAGGCTCTGGCAATTGAGCATTCAGTTGCTCAACTCATGTGGAAGCAGGAGCAGAATGGATTTGTGTTTGATGAAAAGAAAGCACAGGCATTGTACGTAGACCTTGCTACTCAGCGTAGTGAAATCTTTCAGGAGCTATACACACTCTTCCCTTCTTGGGTTGTTAGAGAGGGTGTCCAAACTCCTAAGAGAACAGTCATTTATAAAGACTCACAAAAAGCTGACCGCCATGCTGGTGCAGAATTTACTAAGATAAAAATAGTAGAGTTCAACCCTGCATCCCGTGACCACATCACCAGCAGACTCATGTCCAAATATGATTGGAAGCCTACTGCGTTTACCGACAATGGTAAGCCTAAGATAGATGAAACTGTACTGGCTAAACTTAAGTACCCAGAAGCACAGCGCATTGCTAGGTACTTCATGTTACAGAAGCGGTTAGGAATGCTGTCTGACGGAAACAATGCGTGGCTTAAGCTTGTCAACAACGGCAAGCTGCATGGTCGTGTCAATTCAAATGGTGCTGTTACTGGGAGAGCAACCCATCAAAATCCTAATTTGGGACAAGTGCCCTCGTTAGGTTCTGCCTATGGTAAAGAGTGCCGTGAGTTATTCACTGTCCCTAAAGGATGGAAGCTGATGGGTGCTGACGCTTCTGGTTTAGAACTACGATGCTTGGCCCACTACATGCACAGGTTTGACGGTGGTAGTTACGTTGACGTGGTATTGAATGGAGACATCCATACTGTTAACCAACTAGCAGCAGGCTTACCTGACAGGAGTTCCTCAAAACGATTCATCTACAGCTATTTATATGGTGGAGGTGACCAACTTGTTGGTGAGATTGTAGGAGGTGGAGCGACAGAAGGGAAAAAAATTAAGAAGGAATTCTTAGACAAGACCCCTGCTCTTAAGAAACTACGTGAAGCTGTATTAGAAGCGGCTAACGCTGGTTACATAGTTGCCATTGATGGCAGACGCATTTCAATACGGTCACCTCATGCTGCACTCAATTCACTTTTGCAAAGTTCAGGCGCTCTTGTTTGTAAACAATGGCTCATTGAATTTGAGAATGAAATGAAAGCTCAAGGCTTTAAGCATGGGTGGGACGGTGACTATTCTCTATGCGCTTGGGTGCATGACGAGATACAAGTTGCAGTGCGTGAAGAGTTAGCTGACCAAGTAGGAAAGATAGCTGTTCTAACAATCCAACGGGTGACGGAGTTCTTTAACTTCAAATGCCCTTTAGATGGGGAGTATAAGATTGGAAGCTCATGGAGTGAAACTCACTGAGGTACTTAACCGTGCCTACCAAACGCCCTTCACCACACGTAGTGACTTCGCTCGGACTAACGCTGAGTGGGTAGCTGTGTGTGCGTGTGAGGGATTCATATCAACATGCACCGTAGGCACTGAAGAGTTCGGAAGGATGTGGCACATCACTGTCATGGGACTAATGCGATTACGGGAAGGGGAAGTCAATGTCTGAAATAATGACGAATGTTAATAAGCAGTATCTGGATAAGCTAGAAGGTGATGCCCACCTCCTTGAGTGTTTAGATGCCTGTGGTGTTTCAGATTGGAAGGGGTTTGATAAAGCATATCAAATGTATACCGATGAGTGTGTCCCTATAGGTGAACACAAGATAGCGAAAGACCGAGTCAAGTTAGGCCTGTCTCCATCATGTAAAGTAGAAGAGTGGGACTGCCGTAAATGAATAGTGAATACATAGACCATATGGGTAGTGATACCTCAGTTGTACGTGCAGCCCGTGTGTCCTTTGCTGCTGATAACCTTGAGTTTGATGGTGGCAAAGATGAAGGTTTGATAAATTATCTAGCCAAGCACAAGCACTGGACTCCATTCTCACATACCTCTATTACCCTGCGTATGACTGCGCCTGTTCCTATTCGCACTCAGTGTTTTAAACACAAGGTTGGTTTCTCAGAGAACGAAGAGAGCAGGCGTTACATCAGTTCACGTCCAAAGTTCTTTATCCCTAGCCAGTTACGTAAGCACCCCGAAGGTTCTATCAAGCAAGGTTCAGGTGAGGACATGCACCCGACAGGGAATAAATATTGGCGCAGGCATTTCCAGACTATCAACACTATGTGTCTTGAGTCATACGAAATGGCGATTGAGGGTGGCATGTGTCCCGAGCAAGCTAGGCTAATGTTGCCTCAGAGTATGGAGGTTAGCTGGTATTGGACAGGTTCTATTGCTGCCTTTGCTAGGTTCTGCCTACAACGTATGGACTCTCATGCCCAGAAGGAAATACAAATCCTGGCACTAGAAGTCTCATGCATTATCCAACCACTTTATCCCCTAAGCTGGAGGGCTTTAACCCAATGATTGAAACAATAATGCTGGTACTTGTATGCCTATCCTTTTCTGTGGTGTCGGTATCTCTTGCCTTTAACTTTGCTATGAATGCTTACCTTGATTGGCAAGAGCAAGACGTTGCTATTAAGCATGGCATCCGTGTCATAACAGACCGTAACTCTAAGGGGATGGAAGACCATGACGACCTTACTGATTGATGCTGACATCGTAGCTTTCCAAGCTGCGGCTGGTGCAGAAGAGCCTGTCAAATGGGACGATGATTTATGGACTCTCCATGCTTATGAATCCACAGGTCAAGACTTGGTGCGTAGTAAGCTAAAGAAGATTGTAACTGCAACAGGTGTGGAGGACTTCAAGCTATACCTTACAGGCAAACAGAACTTCCGAACTGATGTACTACCTAGCTATAAAGGGAATCGCAAAGACACTCGTAAACCTCTCATTCTAAAACCTCTTAAGGATTGGATGATTGAGGAATACAAGGCTGTCTTACGCGAACCCTTTGAGGCTGATGACCTTATGGGCATTCGTGGTAGTGATGGTAACGACACTATCATTGTGTCTGAGGACAAAGACCTAAAGACCATCCCGTGTAACTTCTTTAATCCTGCCCACCCTGAAGATGGTGTGATTGCTATCAGCGAATCTTCTGCTGATTTCTTCTTCTTAACCCAAGTTCTTACAGGCGATTCCGTAGACAACTATAAAGGTTGTCCAAAGATTGGCCCTGTTAAAGCCCAACAAATATTAACCAAAGCAACTCTTAATATCACAGACAGTTACCAACGTGTCATTGCCATGTGGCAAGCCATTGTAACTACCTATGAGAAAGCAGGGCTGACTGAGGATGATGCAATAACTCAAGCTCGTTGCGCTCGTATCTTACGGTATGGAGACATCGACAATGAAGGAGAAATAATTCTATGGACACCCCCAGTTCCCTAGCACGTCAACAAGGTGGTGACCATTACGTTCACCCCATCCAGCCTATCGAATACATAATGAAAAATGAATTAGATTTCTGTGCTGGCAACATAGTTAAGTACGCAACTCGCGCACCACATAAGGGTCAGTTTGAATCTGACATCAAAAAGATTATCCACTACGCAGAACTCTGGCTTGAACTACAACACCAGAAGTATGACTGAGAAATAATATGATTATAAAATTTTATACCGAAGGGTGTCAGCCTTGTAAAGCAGTCAGCACTGTCCTTAACCATGAAGAGGTTGACTATGATGAAATCGACATAGGCAAG